TGATGGAAGCGAGGGCCGATGTCCGATCCTATATCATACGAGTATGCGCGACGCTACACCGAGCACGGCTGGAAGCTTGTGCATATGCCCGCGGGCACTAAAGCCCCGGCAACCTTTGGCTGGCAAACCCGGCCAACTGACCCCGAGCACTGGCTAAAGCATCCGACGCACAATATGGGGCTCTTGCACGGCCTATCGGGAACGTGCGCGCTCGATATCGACCACATGCCCCACACGCGCCTGATATGTGAGGCGCTCAATATTGACCTTGACGCAATCCTAAGCACGGCCCCTCGCATTGTAGGTCGCCCCGATCGCGGGAAGGTTCTATTCCGTGCGCCTGAAGGTGAGCCGCTCACCACGCGAAAGCTATCCTGGCCCGTGGAAGGCGCGACCCGGATGTCTGAGGTCGTTTTCGAGCTGCGCGCGGGAAGCGTGCAGGATGTCCTGCCGCCTAGCATCCATCCCGATACTCTGAACCCGTACACATGGGCGGGGGCGGATTGGAAAGATCTCCCGCTGGTGCCGGAGGCGTTGTTGATCATCTGGCGCGAGTGGGACCGGTTTCGCCCGCAATTGGCAAGCCTCTGCCCTTGGGCAATCCCGACACCTAGACCGGCCCCGCGAAAGCGGCACCCGGAACAAGTGAGCGTGATCGATTCTTACAATGCCTCCGTCACAATCACGGACGCCCTCGAAAGTGCGGGATACCGCCAGATCGGCAAGCGTTGGCTAAGCCCTAATTCTTCGACCGGCATTCCCGGTGTCGTGGTGTTTGATGACGGCCGGGCGTACTCCCATCACGCAAGCGACCCCTTCGACCCAGCACACGCGTTCGATGCCTTCGACGTGTTTGCCCATTATCAGCATTTAGGGAACTTCAGCGCGGCGGTTCGCGCGGCAGGGGAACTTCTCGAAATTGAGAAATTGCCCGTATATGAGGAAACACCCGAGGACAGAGAGCACCAAGCCGCTGGAGCCCGCATATTCGCCGCGTGGGAGGCAAACGCAGCCAGTCAGGTACCTACCCACCTGAAAACCATTCCGGGCGTCCTGGGGGCTGCTGTGGCCTATAGCGCGAAAACAGCGTTCAAGCCTCAGCCACAGTTTGACGTGCAAATTGGCCTGGCGCTCGGTTCCGTGGTCATGGGCCGCCGTTTCGTGACTGGCCACCGCAATATGTCCAGCTTGTTTTTTCTCAATGTCGGCAAAACCGGGAGCGGGAAGGAGCACGCAAACACAGTTATTGAAGATGTTTTGGAAGCTGCGGACCTCATGAGCCTGCGCGGCCCGAATGGCTACACAAGCGCCACGGGCGTGTTGTCGAGCCTAGTCGCCCAACCTTGCCACATTGCCATCATCGACGAATTCGGGGCGATGCTGACCAGCGCGGCGGCGCGCGGCAATCAGCACAAGGCCGATTCATTGGTGATGCTCATGGAGGCATTTGGGCGGCAGACTAAAAGCTTGCGGAACCAAGGATATGCAACGCTAAGCTTAACCCAAGCGCAAAAAGAATCTTTGCAAGTCTCGATCAAGCACCCGTCGATCACCTTGCTAGGCATGACCACGCCTGAAACATTTTATGAGGCAATCGGCGGCAAGGACGTTGCGAGCGGGTTCCTCAATCGCTTTGTGATCGTCGAAAGCAAGCGTCCGCGTGAAGTCTCCCGCAGCCCGGCCCCTATCCCGGTGCCGGAAGACTTGATTCAATGGTGCAAGGATTGCGCGACGGCACAATCGCCGGGCGCGGGTAATTTGCAGGATATCGGATATGACTTCCCGCCGGAACCCGTGGTGGTGCAATTTTCTGCGGCGGCTGTGCGTCTCTTAAGCGACTATGAGGCGGACTTAATCGACCGGCAAAATGCCCTCCCGCCAGTGCGAGCCGACATGCTGAATAGATCGCGCGAAATCGCGATGCGTGTCAGTTTGATCGTCTCGCGTAGCCTAGGCGAGGGCGAGATCTCAGAGGCGGCGGCCCAATGGGCGATTGATTACATTGACTTTTATGCCCGGCAGACGCTGGAGGCTATGGGCCAGCATTTGGCCGAAGGCGATACGGACTCGCTGCGAAAAAAGGTGGCATCTGCAATTATGGAGTCAGGAACCGCCGGGCTCACAATGGCCGAACTGTTGCGGCAAGTCCCGAAATTGGGCAACCTCAAAAAACCGGAACGCGACGGGCTCTTGGCTATGATCTGCGATGATTACCCGATTGAACGGGCCAAGATTGAAGCAGGACCCAAAGGCGGCCGCCCTCGCATCATTCACCGCAAGGTTGCAGATAAGCCGCAAGGCGAGTGATGGTCGAAACCCGGATGTTTTCAACCTGCCCGCGCTGGATCTTGTAAAGCGTTCCCAGGCTGATGCCAGTTCTGCGGGCGACCACCGTGATTTTGCGGTCACTTAGCGCGGCGATTATTTGATCTGTTGTCATGATGCCCTCACTGGTAAAAAATTATCATTGCCGCTTGACATATTGCGCGCCTGGCGTCAAGGTTGATGCGTCAGAGAGACAGAACCGGAGAAACCCAATGACTAATGACAACATCCAAGCACTCGCCCGCGACTGGATCGAAGCCAAGCGCACCGAGGAAGCCGCACGGGCGCAACGCCACGAAATCGAGGCCCAGCTTGCCCAAGCTCTCGAAACAAAGGACGAGGGAAGCATCACTCACATCGTGGGCGATTACCGCATCACGTTACGCCAAGGGCTTGCCCGCAAGGTGGACCCCAACACTTGGACGCAAGTGGCCGAGCATTGCCCGCCCGACATGCGGCCGGTCAGAATCAAGCTCGAAGCGGATGCGACCGGCTGCAAGTATCTGGCTGCCAACGAGCCCGAGATTTGGCGCAAGATTTCAAGCGCGTTTGAGGTAAAGCCTCAGAAAATCGGGGTGCAGATCCGATGAAATTTTTGCTGGTCCTTGCTGTGTCGTGGGCGTTGAACGCCTGCGCGCACTACCCGAAAGAATGCTATCCAGGATTAGAACGCGAGCCGCAAGCCTGGAAAGTGACAGTTCTAAAAAAGAGGGACACCACCAATGGCGATTGATCTGACAAAGCTGGAGAAGCCAGCCGGGCAACGGCCCGTAATCATTACCTTATTCGGCGAGGGCGGGATGGGGAAAACCACTTTGGCGTCGATGTTTCCCGCGCCGGTATTCATCCGCACTGAGGATGGCACGGCAAGCCTTCAGGGTGCCGACCACGTGTCCCTGATGCCCTTGGCGCATAGCGTCCAAGATGTCTTCGACCAGATCGAAGCGCTGGCAACTCAGGATCACGAGTTCCGCACGCTGGTCATCGACAGCGTGACCCAGCTCGCCACTATGATCGAGCATGAGATTGTGGCGGGCGACCCTAAGGCCAAGTCGATCGCGCAAGCGGGCGGAGGCTATGGCGCGGGATATTCTGCGGCGGCTGAACGGCATCGCCAGATCAGAGAGTGGGCCGGGAGCCTTGCGTACGACAAGGGAATGAATATCGTGTTCATCGCGCACGCGGACACAGAGACACTTGACCTTCCCGACTTTGACCCCTTCGCGCGGTACTGCATCCGGATGCATCGGAAATCCGTCCCGCACTATACGGACAACGTTGACGCGGTTTGCCTGATCAGGCTCAAAACGCACGTCGTGGGCGATGAGGACAAGCGCCGGGCGATATCGTCAGGCGAGCGCGAGATCATCTGTCACCCGCAAGCATCATCTGTAACCAAAAACAGGTTTGCCATTTCTAAACCTTTGCAGTTTAACTTTGACTCAGGCAATCCTTTTGACGAATGGTGCAGCAAATGACCCTTGATGAACTCGAAAATAAGATCCGCGAAAGCGTACACAAATACGTGGCGTCACACACGGCACGCGGCGAGCATAACGCCGCCAATGCTGCCGCGGTGTTGGCCCTAGTTTTGGCGCAAGTTATCGCGGCGACGTGTAAAGATGGAGAGCGATTGGAGGAGGTAAGCACCGCCCTTGAAGCCTACATATACGAATCATCCGTGAAAACATGGCACGAGATGAACGAAGCAGAAGCAAAACGCAACCGGAGAGCATGAACAATGGATCTTTCACACATTGACTGGAGCAAAGTCGAAGAACCCGCCGAACGGGGGTTGCTTGACGCGGGCTGGTACAAAATCGCCTGGATCAAGGGCGAGACCAAAACCACCAAGGCGGGAACGGGCAGTTACCTTGAATTGACCGGCGAGATCTTGGAAGGCCCGGCACAAGGGCGCAAGATCTGGGAGCGGTTGAACCTCAAAAACCCCAACCCCACGGCGGTTAAGATCGCCCAGCAAAGCCTAAGCAAGAT